GGCCTTTTCTGGCCTACGCGGTTGAACACGTCTGCCTTGGCAATCTTGCCGGAGTTAAAGAGGCGCTGGGCTGCGTTGCCTGCTGTTTTGTGGTCAAGCTCAAAGTAATCCGCCAGCTCTGCTGTGGTGTGATACCCGCCAGCAAGAATATAACGCATAATTTCTGCGTCCAGCGCTTCATTATTTAATGTTTGCGAATTATCTATGATTGCTTTTTCGCAAACTTCTCCATCACGCTGCAACTTCACAGCCTGCCAAGGCGTGCCTTTGTCTGACTTGTCTTGATAGTTAGGCACAAGCACAGCGTTTATTTCATCGCCCGGCGCAAGGTCAAAGCCGTCAGCGATGTGAACCGGGATAAAAACCTGCCCTTGTGTTTCGGTATCGCAGGCAAATGCAAAGCCATGTGCGTGCGCGTTTGTTATGATGATCTTATTCATTTTGTTTCCTTCAATTTAATGCTGCGGGCAGTCGCCCATAGTTTCTCAAGCGGCAATAGATTTTCCTGATCCATTGCCCAGCCTTTGCCGTGGCCAAGGTCAATCTCGTAAGCCTGATCTAAAAAATGCGTGCGGGGTATGTATCCCACAACGTGCATACGGTCAGGAGCTTGCTGGCACACCAGAATAGAGCAATCAGCCTTGAATGCCTCGCGCTTCTTAAACAGTAGCCGCCCGGTGGTGTAAAACGTGGCTTTCACATCTACAGAAATATTATCCAGCCATACGTCTCGGCCATCATCTACGCCTACGGCGTGGATGTGGTCGAGATCAAACACCTTCGACACGGCAAGCTCTGCCTTTACGCCCAGCAAATCCAAGTCAGCGTCAGATCTGCCCTTGTCACGGCGCTGATTAACAACGCCAGATGCTCGGGCCAATTGCCAGCGCATTGCGGCGGCCTGACTGCATTGCGCAACCTCTTTTTGCGTTAGGTGTACGAGCATGGCGTGTTCCCTTTCTACGTCAGACAAAACCTATTTGGGGTTTTGTCTGACGCGCTAAAATGGTGGTTCTTGATCCGGGTGTGCCGGAACCCAACCCCCGAAAGGTTCCGGCACACTATTGGTTTGAGCATCCCGCAACGCTACAACGGGGCCGAACATTTGCATCAAAAACGTCGGCAGATGCTCAGACCAAATCACTTGCGAGCCTTCGCGGCAGCTCGCGCAAGCACGGCGTCAGCGGCTTGGGCTGCGCGTTCATCGTCTCGCATTTCAACCTCAAGCATGATATTCAAGACACCCTCACAAATGTGAGCGCGTTCTTCATGGTCAAGATCGAATGCCTCGAATATTGTGCAGACAATAACGCCTATATGATGACTGCTCATGCTTTCAGGCAGCGATTCGACAAAATAGTTTGTGCATTTGGCAATACTTTTTTCAAGTTCATTCATAGCCCTTGCTCCTCTTTCTCCAGCACAATGGAAATAATTGAGCGGTGAATGCCTGTGTCGCCATCCAAATCAAGCCCATCTTTCACAAGCGCATGATGTATTTTGCGCCGGGCAGAAACAGATGCGCGGCTCAATCGTGTTTTCTGTGGGTGTGACCAGCTCCAAAACTGAGCCACACCCATATAATCCGGCGAGCCAATAAACTCGCGGTCAATCTCTGTGAGCTTGCACAAAGCGTTGAACGTCACGTCAGGCAATCCAACTTTAATGCTCATCGACTTCGCCCTCCCATACAATGCCATGCTCGGCAAAGCGCTCCATTTGGTATTTGTTTGGTTTGGTGTGCAGAAAGCCAGTGATGCGCGGATATATGCCGCCAAAATCCTTGGCTTGGCCGTAAGACAAGCGCGGGCCATCGCCAGCATCACCGCGCAGAGCGCCTGCAAGAGCAAGCGATTTCTCGCCGATGTCGCGCTTGTCTTCGTTTTCAGATGTGTTCCAGCTGTATTCTTCGCACAAGAAGTCAGCTGCGCGGCAGAATTCAATCACGTCACTGTAGCAAAAGTCCATCAAATAGTTAACGTCTTCAGATATGGACATGCTGGCCCAGCGTAATTCGTTTAGCGCCTCACGCTCATCATCTGCAAATTCAGCAACAATGTCTGCGCGGTCAAGCATTTCTTGCTTGATACGCTCCCAGCGGGCAATGTCTTTTTCGGATGGTTTGGTTTCGTTTGTCATTTGTCTAACTCCATGTTTGTGTTGTGCCACCAGTATAAACATGGAAAAAACATATCTGCAAGTATATTTTTCACTGGCTCCCTATATTTTAAACATATATAAAGAAAACAGACACAAGAGGAGTTAAAACTATGTCGGATAAGAAGCGCCTAATCAACTTTGCAGAAGAATATGACCGCATAATTACAGAAGCCGCGCGCAGGTCCGGGCTATCTTTCAGCGCGTTCTGCCGCAGTGCGGCGCTAGAAAAAGCCGCCACAATCGTGGAGCATGTAGAGCAGCCGAGGGCCGATTGATGCTCATATACGGATGTGATCCGGGCTTCACCGGGGCCGTGGCGTTATATTGGACCGACACAGGCAAGCTGGAAGTCCACGACATGCCGGTAATGAAAAACCCAAAAGGTAAGTCAATTTTAAATCTGCATTCCCTGCTGGACGTGTTCGAAAACGAGGCCGACGAAAAGTGCATGTGCATAATTGAGCAGGTCGCGTCCAGACCCGGCCAAAACTCAAGCGCAGTCTTTCGCTTCGGCCAAGGCTTTGGGCAATTGCAAATGGCAGTCGCGGCAAATAAACTTCCGGTGCAATATGTGACGCCAGCAAAATGGAAGAAGTATTTTGGGCTTATTGGGTCAGATAAGAACGCCAGCCGAGCGATTGCAATGGATCGATTCCCGCAAGAAAGTGACCTATTTAAGCTGGCCAAGCACGATGGAAGGGCCGAAGCGGCCTTACTTTGCCTGTACGCGGCAGAAAATATGGTCTCATAATTGGATCATAATTGTTGAGCCATATAAATAAGGGTTTTGGCTGAGCAATTATGATGATTATGATGTAATTATGATCTAATTATTAATTTTGCCCAGCCTCATCATAATGTCATAAAATGCCTATAGGCATTATGATTATGATCTGGGGCGAGGATGTAGGGGAGTGATGTAAATGGCGTATGATTGGGTGAGGTGGGTCAATCAAAAGATTGAGAAGGGCGAAGCGATTGTTCGTCCTGTAGGCTATCATAAAGGGGTGGAGCGGTTGCAGGGGTTTAGATCAAGGATTGACGCTTGCCGGGATTTAGCAGAGCTAGAGGGCTTCGCCAATCGGCGCAGGTTTGATCCAACATTGCCGCGATGGAATGCAACCGAGCGTGATGCAATCCTGCGGCGCAAGTTTGAGATGGAGAATGGGAAGTGAGCGAGAATATTCGGACTGAAATATTGACTGAAGCGATGGAGCTAATCAATCCGGGCGGGGATAGGGCCAAGGCTTACGGATCAGCGCAAACAAACTTCACCTGCATCGCTGAAATGTGGAGCGCATATCTTGCGCCGCATAAAGTGTCGCCGCGTGACGTAGCAAACCTAATGGCCTTGTTAAAGATAGCGAGAATGAAGCAATCATCTGGAGGGCATAGGGATAGCAGCCTTGACGCGGCCGCATATTGCGCCCTGGCCCATGAGCTGGACCAAACCACATAAACTTGCGCTCCGGGCTTGTGTGTGGCTATAAATGCGCACGGCGCGTCGTTCCTCCCAAGGCCGCGCCTAAACTGGCCCGGCGCTTGTCCCAATCCATGCGCCGGGCATATCAGGAGCCGGGCCTATGTCGTACCAGATAGACTTTCGCGTTTTGCTGACCTGCGTGGATGATGATGCGGCAGAGGTTGAAACCGGGCTTCTGGTGGACTATTGCGAAGAGCGGTTGAATGAGACAAGCCCGGAGCGGTTGATGCAGGCGCTTGGCGAGGTGCTGATGGAGCTAAATGAAAGCGATTTAATCAACGCGGGCGAGACCTTGCATTAAAAAAGCCCGGCGCGATGGCCGGGCGTTGTTTCTCATGGGTTAAAGTAAATCGCAATCAGCGTGACGGTTAAAACCACAGTGAACATTGCGGCGATTGTCCAATCCTCTTTGTCCATCATGCTGCCTCCTCTTCGCGCTCTTCAAATATCTGCCACAGGCGGGCGCAAATGCGCGCGTTGATTTCGCCATATGCCATTATGCAGGCAATTTCGTCATATGATTTTCCGTGTTCACCGCCATAGCACTCAGAGAAGAAATCTTCGCCTTGGTCAATGTTGCAGTTTTGGCAAATGGTATGGGCTTTGGCGTAGTATATGACGTACTCGGAACCGTCTGCGCTTTCATGCGCCCAATCAATAGCCTGCTCAAGGTCGCTGGCATCGCGTGCAATCTCTTCGGCAATGTCGTTGCAATACTGTGTGAGGTCATAATCTTGCATTGTCTTTCTCCATGTTTGTTTGTGTCTATATATAATATATATGCCGTCACATCGCATTGCGCAATAGTGACGTAACGTCACAAATTGATTTACCTCCACACAACACACCGCAACAGCGCAGCGCAGAGGCGCGCCCGCGTAATTGAACAAGCGTTCAATTGCAATATCTGGAATGTGGCAAGAGTGCGGCACAAGTGCGGCGCAGGTTAGGCGCAATGCAATGCGCGCATCCTGGGGTATCTATGTACCACAATGCTTAACATGTTAAACAAGTGTTAGCTTATATTTAGGATGGTGAATGTCAAAAGCCCCCCCCGGTTAAGCATTTGCCGGGTAGTGTTATTATTATACAATTCACACACACGGGTGCCACCCCCCGTACCCCCTTGCCAATCACATGCCACCCAGCGTAAAATTATAAAAAATGGGAGTTTATCAAATGGCAGGCAAGGCGTTACAAAAGCGAATACTGTCCGATGTCACCAAGCAGGGCGGCGCAGAGTATCTGTTCGAATATTTTTCTTCTGGTGGCACAATGGCGCAACTTGCGACCCACTACGAGTGCAGCAGGGGTTACGTCAGCACGGCATTGCATAAGGTGCCGGAATATACTGCCGTGATAAACAGGGCGCGGCAGGAGGCGGCTGACGCGCTGGTTGAGCAGGGCTTGGAGATGGTTGACGCGCTAGACGGCGGCAGCTCAACGCAGGAGATTGCTGCCACGCGTGAGAAGGTGCAGTGGCGCAAGTTTATGGCTGGCTCGTATAATCAGGAGCGTTACGGCAATCGGCCTCAGACCAATGTTACGATTAGCGTGAGCGACATGCACTTGGACGCGCTACGCAAAGTTAATGCTGACTTGGCGCAGATTGACGCTGAGGACCGCCAGCGTGAGGCGATGGCCATTGACGCGGATTACGAGGATGTCACCGATGAGCAATGATAATCCGCTTGAGGAGTTTGTGCTGCGTTACCGCGATGACCCTGCGTTGTTTGTGCAGGAGGTGCTGGGCGCTACTCCGCACGATTATCAGGCTGAGTTTCTGCGGGCTGTTGCAGACGGTGAGCGCAAGGTTAGCATTCGCAGTGGCCACGGCACGGGTAAGTCCACGTCGGCCAGCTGGATTATGCTGTGGTTTGTTTTGCTGCGTTTTCCAAATAAGGTTGTTGTGACAGCGCCGACCAGTGGCCAGCTATTTGATGCTTTGTTTGCCGAGCTGAAGCGTTGGATTAACGAGCTGCCGCCGCAGTTAAAGGTTTTGCTTACGGTTAAGTCTGACCGGGTTGAGTTGAACGCGGCCCCGAGCGAGGCTTTCATTTCGGCTAGGACGAGCCGTGCAGAGACGCCGGAAGCGTTGGCTGGGGTTCACTCAGAGAATGTGCTGTTGGTTGTGGATGAGGCTTCTGGTGTGCCTGAGAAGGTGTTTGAGGCTGCTGCTGGCTCAATGTCTGGCCACGCCGCGACTACGATTTTGCTGAGCAACCCAACGCGTTCGTCTGGCACGTTTTACGAAAGTCAGACGAGGATGGCGGATAGCTGGTGGACACGGCGTTGGTCGTGCATAGATAGCCCGCTTGTGTCTGACGAGTTTGTTGACGAGATGCGCGCGAGGTATGGCGAGGACAGCAATGCTTTTCGCATCCGTGTGCTTGGCGAGTTTCCTATGGCGGATGACGACACGATCATTCCGTTTCACTTAGTTGAGAGCGCGATACATCGTGACGTTGAGGTGACGCCTGACATTAAGCCTATTTGGGGCTTAGACGTTGCGCGCTTTGGCACGGACAAGACGGCTTTGTGCAAGCGGTATGGCAATGTTGTGACTGAGATTACGTCTTGGCAGGGTTTGGATTTGATGCAGACTGTTGGCCGCGTTATGGCCGAATACGAAGGCTTGCCGCCTTCTATGCGGCCTAGCGAGATACTAGTTGATAGTATTGGCGTTGGCGGCGGTGTGGTTGATAGGCTGCGTGAGCTTGGCGCGCCAGTCAGGGGCATTAACGTGGGCGAGGCTCCTGCTATGGGCAAGACGCACATGAACCTGCGCAGCGAGCTTTGGTTTAAGACAAAGGGTTGGCTTGAGGATCGGTCGTGCAAGCTGCCGAAAGATGACCAGCTTCTCGCGGAGCTAACTGCGATTAGATACAGCTTTACATCGTCAGGCAAGATGAAGGCTGAGAGTAAAGATGAGATGCGCAAGCGCGGGTTGAAATCGCCTGACCTTGCGGATGCGCTTTGTTTGACAATGGCCAGCGACGCTGCGACTGCGTTATCTGGCGCGATGTCAAGTTGGAAGCAATCTATTAAACGCAATTTGAAGGGTATTGCATGAAGCCAGTTCCGTTTCACAAGCTGTCACCTAAGATGAAAAACATCCGCATGAACCAGTGGATTAAGACTTATATTGGTCGCGGTTTAAGTTTGGAGGATGCTCAGCACGCAGCAAGGTGGCGCGCCGGGCATTGGAAGCTAAATGCGCGTATGGAGAAGGTTCTAGCGGATATTGAGGATGTGTGATATGCAGCCTGCGTGGTATTATTAATTAAACTGTGCTAATGTGCAAAAAAGCTAGAGGATAATGATATGAAACCATGTAAAGGTTGCCCCACCCCAGCAGCATGCAAACGTGCAGGCGGATGCCTTGCCAAAAAATACGGGAAATAAATATTTGCTATGGGTGTTTTAGATTTTCTTTCCGATTTGTCAAAGGCTAGTAAAAAAGATGAGCTAGGCCTTGGCGGTATGCGTTCACTTTTAGGCACACGCGGTGCTGCCCCGAAAGGCAAGCGCGGCGATGAAATGATGAGCCGGACGTCCAGCGATAGTTTGCCGGGTTACTTTGATCCAGAGACGCGCGAGTATGTTCCGTGGTACGTTGATTTGTTTGACGGCGGTGGCTTGAATAAGTCTGAAGGTTTGCTCAGCGATGCGCAGAAAGTAACTACTGCCGTTGACATGCTTAAAACAAATGGCGCTCCTGTTCGGCGTGCAGGCCAAATGGCTCCGGGTTCTGACATGCCCAACACAGGCATGACTGGCATACCGGGTTATACTTTACCTCAATCTGACATGCCTAACACAGGTATGACTGGTATTCCGGGCTATACTCTGCCTCAATCTGACATGCCTAACACGGGCATGACTGGCATACCGGGTTATACTTTACCTCAAGCACCTGCACTTGCGCCAGCACAGCAAGGCACTCAAGTCATTCCTGCGTCTGGCGGCAATATGGCTATTAATACTCCAGCTGCGCAAGGCCGAGATCAAATGATTGCGGATCAACAAATGTCCAACATGGAACAAGCAATGAGAAATCATCCTTTGTATCCAGAGTATGTGGATTTTTTAAACCGATCCAACATGCCATCATCGCCGAGCTTGTTTCAGCAATATGTAAATATGTTTGGAAGAAATTAAATGGCAATTACAACTTACGCAGAGCTGCAATCTAACGTCACGGACTTTCTTAACCGTGATGATTTGGACGCAAAAGCTCCAACATTTATTTCGCTTGCTGAATCAAACTTGTCTCGCGACATACGG